CTTCCAGTTGAAAATCGCCTCCGCTTCATATTTCTGCATAATTGGTCGGAGATTCAGCTTTGCGGCTTCGGCTGCGGTCATGCCTTCTGTGGACTGTGTCGGGTAGTCAACGAGGATGCCGACACGTCCCACGGTAAGCGATTCCATTGCTATTTGTTGGGCAAAAGTCACAAACGATTTGCCGGACATCGTGACATCTTCCAGGAGAGGCTTGATAGACTCGGCAGTCTCAACAACCGGTGGCCGGCGGAACAGCATTCCAGTCATGGCTTGCACAGTTCTCCATGTAGCATTAAAAAACTTCGCCCTTGTCTTGTAGGCTTCGTAATCAGCCGTTGACTGTTCTTTTAATGCCGGCAAATATCGCGTTCCGGCTGCCTTTACCGCGTCAGTTCCGGCTACGGTATCGCGCATTCTTTGCCACTTGTCTGCCATCGCATCATAGTCGGGATGTGTTGTGCTTACTTGGCTTTTTAACTCCATATTTTTCCTCCTTTAGATGCCGGTTATCTTCATCCGACTCATCGGCCTAACTATCGGACATTCATACGCAATTGGATAGGATGTTGCGTCATTTTGATGATCAAAGCCGGTTGTTTTATCTGGTTCGCCAGAATCATCATATGCCTGCTGCTCAAGACACCTTGCAACAGTCGGACACGCCTGCGCATTAACCCATAACCGCCCTATTTCAAATTGTTTATTGGTGGCCAAGACGCGGTCGCGGACAAATGGATTTGTTGTATTGACGCGAATTAAGAAACCAGCTTTTTCAAGAATTGCAAAATCCGATTTACTTGCGTCAAGCGTGTGCCTGCTTCCACCACTAACATCTGGGTAAATAAGAATGCGCCTATCTTTATCGCCATCTGCATGACGCCATCGTTCGGTGATAAGGCGCACCATTGCCGGTGTATCGAACACATCATGGAGCTCTGCCACGGCATGAAAACCGTTTGCCCTCTGAATATAGATTGTTGCTGCGCCTTTGCCAACATTGAAGTCCATGCCGATAAATAAAGGCTCTCCTGTTTGTATTGTTTCCGCCGAGGCGCATCTATCGCGGTTATACGCATAAAAAACAGTACCACTTTGAAGATTCGTGAATTGTCCCATCAAATAAGCTTCAATAAGCTCCTTTGGGTATGCTTCTATGAGCGACGGGATATAATCGTCGGGCAAATACTTTGCGTTCTCATACGTGGATGCCTGGACAAGCGCATGGGTTTTTTGTAATTCTGGATTTTCTTGTAATGCCTGCACGAATTTCTTGTGGCAAAAGCGAAAACCCTCTGGCGTTGTCGCAACATCGATACCATTTTTTACGCCTGGTATATTATACCGCAGCCGGGCAATAATCTTATTCCACGCTTCCTCAGCTTTGTTTGCGGGCAGTGTATCAAGTTCATCAATTAAGGCATTGCCGATTTTAAATCCGATGATATTCCCCGGTTTATCCATTGACCGGCAAATTGTTGTGCCCATATGTTTTCGCCCATAATAAAAATCGACCTCATGGGCACTCTGCTTGATATTAACAGTCAGACTGAAAGAAAAGGCAACCTCCTCAATCGTGGGGTAAAAAATATCACGAATTTGCGGATAGGTTGGAGCGAAGTACCCTTGATTGACTTTCGGAAATTCCCAGAAGTTCCTGCACATCGCCATACATCCAGTATACGTCTTCGAGCTTCCAAAGCCGGCTACAAAAGCTCGAAATTTATGCGGGAGCGGTAGAAAACGCCCTTGTGGCGCGTTTAGCTCAATTTGTTTTTTTAACTGACGCATCTTTAACCACGAATTCAAATGAAACTGGAGTTGTTAATGTTTCACCACCATCTTCCTCAACCGGCACATCCCGCATCCCCAGAAAATTTTTAGACATAAAAATATTAACCGCGGCATTGGTTTCAGCCAGACGAAACATGCTCCGGCGCAGACTTATTTTTCCGTGAACTCTTTTTGCCTTAAAAACGGTAAAAAAAGTTTCACCATGATACGTATCCTTGCACCATCGCTCCAGTGTAGGCTTTTTCACATCAAAAAAATCACAGATTTCTGTGAGTGTGCATTGTAATCCGCACAGCGACTCAAAAACCTTTTGATCTATCTTTTTTCGGGGACGCCCCATCTTTGCCATGTGCCAATTATACGACTTCCAGTATATATGTCAAGTTTTTTGAGTTATCAACAGCCGCCAAAAGCCCTGATTTGTCTAAGTATGTATTATATAAAGCATTTTTGCTATCACTGTTTATAACCTTGTTTATAACAGGTATTACTGGTTATTTTCACCGGGTCTTAGGTTTCCCTAACAAGCGGGCATTTATGAGCTAAGGTGCTGATTTAACAGGGTTCCTAAACATTATTAGAGTTATCAACAGGTTTCCGGGGTGGTTATTTTCCCCAATTGGCACACTCTCACGATTTTCAGACTTTTCTTATTTTTATTTTTATTCTTTTAAAAACANATACTTACGGTGTTTTTGCAAAATTAATGCGATGTGGCACGANGATTGCTCTTATATATAATCAACAAAAACTACACAGGTACCCGGCACCTTAGCCGGGGAAGGAGAAAGAAAATGAAAATTGACCTGATTGTAACGAGACATCCCGGACTTGTGGATTATCTCCGCGAGCTGGGATTAGTAGGGGAAGACGTGGAAGTTATTGACCACGCCACCCCAGAGGTGGTTACGGGTCGTCACGTGTGCGGAGTGCTCCCGCACTCGCTGTCATGCCTGACGGCGAGCTTTACAGAGGTTCCCCTCCGGCTCACCCCTGAGCTGAGGGGAAAAGAACTTGACTTGGCGACTCTGCGGGAAATAGCGGAGCCGCCGGTGACTTACCGGGTGGAGGTAATAAGATGAGTAATTTTACCGGTTACACACGAGGAAATTCGTTGGCGCGGGAAATGCGTCAGCGTAACGAGAGAGAAGCACCTCTCACGCACACGGGAGCGACAAGCTGTGTGCACGGGGTGCTATTTGTCGACGGGCAGCGACACAATTGCCCGGCATGCGCAGTTATCCGAGCTGAAGCGGCTTCAAAAGCCGAAGCGGCACGGGCATCCCTAGTTGCCGAGGCACAGCAGGCATCGGCAAAAAATTACGAAGAGGGGATACCCCTCTCCCGGACAGATGTTGTCGAAGTAGAAACTTGCGACGATGACGGGAAATGGGTATACGTCTCAGTCGATGAGTTTTTAAAGGTTGCCCCGGAAGCCCGGCTTGTTGTTGGACGGAACAGAGTGTTCGCGAGCCGGGATAATAATTTCGGACTGAATTATCGTTAGAAAGGGAGAAAAGAAAGGTGCCCGGCACCTAAAGCCGGGGAAAAGGAGAAATCATGAAGAAATTACTAAAAGAGAAAAAAATAACAAAGACGGAAATACTCGCGAATATTCGCGAGAATGGTGGATTTAGCAATTGGCAGCACTGGAACCGGAAAGAAATCAAAACGTGGGTGAAGTGGAACTTCGATTGCACTGATTATACGGCAAATGAAGTTTCATATGATTTAATTTAAGAAGGGAGGAGAAAATATGAAGTGCGAAACCAAAAATAAAAGCGAAATAAAAGAATTCATTAAGTTCTGCAAAGGACTTCTCGTAACAGAAAGAGAAGATATATACGGGACTTTGGTTATCGACAGGTCTGGTATAACTTACACTACTGAAAGCGGCAAAGGTGTATATCATATGATAGATGAAGACCTAAATTTTTCCGGCCGCCGCAGGTCGTTCAGCGACGGTGTTTGTTACGTTGAATATCCATTTCACCCGAATTATAAAAAATGGACAATAACAGAAACATCCATGCCGGAGTTGCCGCTTGGCGACATAAATTACTCATATAAGAGTGACGAAGAGTATGAAGAAGAGAAGAAAGACGAAAACAAAGACGAAGAAGAAATCGATTGGAAGGCTTACGTAAGCTATCCTGAGCCTGAAAAATAAAAGGTACCCCGGCACCTTAGCCGGGGAAGGAGAAAAAAATGAGTAGCAGAAAAATTGATTACATTGT